CCAACCGCCAGTGAGTCTTCTGGAACTCCACTGAGTCTGCCATGCACCCCATTCTGTTGGAGCAAACCCTGTGGTTTCATCGACATTTAATGCCTGTACCATTGCATTGTAATCACCTTCAATTTCTGTAAGGTTATCTGGAAGGCGATTTTCTTCTACCCAGTCATCAACTGCAGGACTTGCAACTAAAGTTCCAACCCAGGATACAACTGCAAATGGGTTGATATTTTCTACTCCAGACGCAAATGGTTGATCAATCAATTCTTCGTGATCATAATTTAAAAGTATTTGACCACCTTTAGTTAAATAATTTGTTGGGGTTTCTTCGTATCTAAGACTTACATTAGTAGTGTAATGCCTTGGTCTTAAATGTCCTTCAGCACTATCGATAGAACATTTATATGCTGGATGAGTTGTATCGCCAATATCATGAGAAGTAAAATTATCTACAATGAATCCATTTTTCAAACGATTTAATCCATTGGCATCAGAAATAAAGAGATTACTAGTATCGGTTTCTAACAAACTCAATTGTGTGTAATATTCTACACTCTCTAAACGTTCTTCAAGTCTTCCAATATCACGCATTGTATAGCGTTTGTTATTAACTCTAGAAAATCCAACGTCATTGAGATTTCTAGTATATGGAGGAATGGAAATTTCCATTACCTTCATAGCATTTTTCACAGTCTCTGCTGGTGCTTTTGCTTGAATGCTTGGAGCACCTTTCTTAAGAATAAACTCTCCATTTTGATCAAGATATAATTGATCAAATCGTGCCAAATAATATTCTAATTTATCAATCTTTGCATATCCGGCAGGTAATTTGAATTGATTTAAAATATAATTTTGATTAGCAAAATTATTTACATCTACAAAATCTGTTAGTTTTGCACTATCTAAGGTGTATGGAGAGGAAACAGAACCAGTACTAGATGTAGTAAATAAATTTGATTGGTTTATTCTGAAATCAATTGTATCTGTTATATAATACTCATCACTATTAGCATTACTTCCATAGAAGAAGCTAGGAACTTCTTCTATGTCACAATCAATATATGAATCTACGGTGTAATAAAGACCAGTATTTGCACTTGCTGGAGTATCTTCTAAATGATCTACAATTACCCACAACACATCAGTGCTTGCAATTGAAGAACTTGTATTTGTCTTTCTCAAAGAAGAATACTCAAAAGTTTGAGTAGTTTGACCATCTTCTAATGTATATCTTTGCTTAATGTTTACTAGTCCATTAAAGATTGGATTAGAAGTTACATTAATAATACCAGTAGAATTGCTGAGATATCCAGTTACAGTTTCATTTGCAATAAAATTAGCATCAGTTTCATATACAAAATATAATTTACCGCCAACAATTTCAATAAATCTTCCCTTAGCACCACTAACAGAACCTTCTATAATTTCACCTGCAATAAAATTACCAGTAGAAATTGTAACATCAAAATTTGGAATTACTTCTTCTTTTGGTGCAGAACTTGATGCTGCAAATATACCACGAACATTGGTAACTCTAGTTGCACCTAAAGAAAGTTCTGTAGAGTTTATATCATACTTAGAATTATCTGTTCCAATAGATTGTAACTTTAAAACTTTCATTTTCTTCAATGAAGAAAGTTTTAAAGTTGGAGATCCATATGATTGGGGTCCAAATACTACACAGTTACTTACGGTATTATTAGATAATGTAAAACTTGCAGTTCCGGCAGATACATTAGGAGTAACAGTATTAATACTTACATTTGTATTAAGATTAGTAATTACAGTATAATCGGTTGGATTTGTAGAAGTAAATGGTACATTTACTGTAAATTCACCATTAACAACGGATGAATCAGCAGAACCTAAAACATTATAAACTGATAAACCTTCTAAAGATTTTAAAACAGTTTCCGACCAAGCTCTGAAGAAATATGGTTTTGATGATCCTGAAGTTGAAGTAACTGCTAAACTTTGTCCACCAGTTCTAGAATTTGATTCATAATCTAATGTAGCAGGATTTATTACAATTGCATCTACATCAGAAATCCTTTTAGTTTCATTTATAAATTTAATTCCAGCAACTCTAATAATTCCATCAGATGTTTGATCATTTTTATTTTCATATCCTACAAATATTGCATATCCGACTACAACTCCACCATCTTCCAACACAACAACTTTATTTGTATATGCTGAGGTTAAATTAGTATATGTTGGAATCGTGGTTCCAATATTAAATTCATACCCTCTACCATCAAGATTAGTAAATACATCCTTTTCAATAGTAGTTGTTCTTGCCTTTTCTACATCAACATAAGTTGTTGCAAGATTGCTGATTTCATATCCAAGAACGTATGCCTTTCCTGGACTAATGTTAATTTCAAATAAATCTTTTGATGGAGTTCTTCCTTGATTTGTTAGTTCTCCAAATTTAAATATACCATTATTTGTACCATCATTTAAACACTCATCCTTACTAAATTTATATGGTTTTACTTCATAATTTCCAGACTCATCATAAGTTCTTCTTGCTAACGTATCTTCTAGAGTTCTAGAAAGTTGTGCCTTTTCGTCAATAATAATCTCAACAATTTCTCCATTTTTTAATCTAATTAATTCAATAAAATCACTACTAGTAGTATCATCTAATCTTTTTTTAATTAGTTTTGTTTCTAATTTTAATCTATCTGCCCCAGGCGCAGCAAAATTAGAAAATCCTTGAGAAGGATCATTTAATCTTTCATCATCTTCTGAAGTTACAATATTTTCAATTACTTCTAATCCAATTCTATATGAAGGTGTTGTATTAAATTGATCAAGAATAATTTCTTGCTCAGCAACAGTTACAAAGAAACCTTTGATAAAATAAATTCCAGGAGTAATTTTTGCAGAAGATCCAATACCAGTTGCATTTACACTAATACATTTAGCAAAATCAGTATTTTCTTGAATTACTGTAGATCCAATACTAAATGAGTTATTGGCAATTAAAATTTCATCATCCAAAAATGTAGATGAAGTTACATCATTTCCACCACTAATATATTTAATAAACAAAGTAGTATAATTACGTTCAGATTGCTCTGCTGTGATAGCATTTACTACTTTTGCTTTAACATTTGATGTTTGTCCTACAATTGTTTGACCGACAATAAAATCAACAAGCAAAGAAGATGGAATGCCAAAATACTCATCTTCTATTGCAACAGAAGTATATTGTAAGTCAAATGAAGGTTGCCCTGGAATAACCATGGCACCTTCTCTGTAAATACTAGAACCAAGCTTTTCAATTTGATCTTGCAATATAGATTGCAATACTGTTAGTTCTCTTGCTTGCAGGGGAACCCCTGGTTTAAAAAGAACTTTATTAAAATTATCGTTAGGATCGAAATCCTCAAAGTATGGACTAGTGTTCAGGTTTGTTGTTTGGGGCATTTTAGAACTCTAAAATAATTTTGAAATCTTCTGTCTGGTCTGCTGCTCGGGAAATCGCATCCCTATTATCTATGTAGATGATTTCTCCAGTACCTCTTGAGATATCTGGGTTTGATACTGAATCTGTATCAGTAGAAATTGTAGCAGAAATATCATTAGCACCATTTTCAATAGTAATATTCATTCCTGGTGAAAAACTTAATCTTTGACCAGAACTATTAATACCACGACCTACTATATTTTCTTGAGTAAAGTATATAAAATATTGAGTTGTTCCACCAATTATTTCTTCTGTATATTCAATAAACGTGCCAGTTGCACCATTTGAACCAGTAATTACAGCATCGTCTGGAATTTGAGTTGAAATTGCTCCATCCAATTTTAATTTCTTAGTTCCAATTGCAGTAACTGAATTAGTAGAGTTAATCGTTGGATTATAAATTATACCAACAATTCTGAAATCATTTTCAAACACAAAATCATTTTTGTCTAAAACTGCACTAAGTGCAAGACGATATGCTCCAAGCTCTAATGCAATTGATTCTGGAGAGAATGCAATTTTTTCTTTTGGAGAAATGATGGGTCTAAGAATAGCATTATTTCCTCCTTGTGGGGCACATTGTGCATATGTGTATCCATTACCTGGATTGATAATCTTTACCCCGGTTATAGCACCGTCTGCACCGTCTACAGAAGTAATAGTTGCTTGTGCTCCAACTCCATCTCCTTGAATATTAAATATAGCTCCAGTAGTATAACCTGTCCCTCCAGATTCAATTTCAATATTATAAATTGAATCTGTAAGTAATTGATTGTTAGTCTCAGTACTTAATGGAATTGGAATATAATCATCTGTTTTAAATTTTTCAAAATCATTAGCATTTATGCTATACATATACTTCCAAATATAACCATCAGATAAAGTAAATGGAGCACTGGTGATTGTTGATGGTTGTACTGTAGATGCAGCACCTTCATTATTTGAAATGCACTTGTAAACTCTAAACTGATCGTTTACTACGTAAAATGAAGTTTCATAGAGTTTAGTTTCAGCACTAACAGTGGACACTAATTCACCAGTTGAAGTTCCTAATACCTTAGAACCATAATCATCCCTATATGCATCGTAAATTTTACCACTTTCCCAAACATTATTTCTAATAACTGCTCTAATATTAGAAGAGCTAATTTTCTTAAGTCCAATCATTTGATCATAAATCTCAAATGATTCTTTTTGGTTATCAATTGGATTTGGTCTTACTTCAGATCCACCATCTAATGGCCATTGTGTAGCTTTAGCAAAAAATAACCAAAGATCTATAGCAGAAGCATCCGAAGATGTTTCTCCAAGTTCAACTCTAGATCTGAAATTTTCAGCTAGGACTACCCTAAATCTATCTGTTAATATCGCTGCCATTGTTAAACAGTTTTCTTTTTATTTATAGGACTAGAAAATATAATATATTTTATCACCAGAATTAAATGACAAATATTCTGAAATAAGATTATCAGAAACAACTCCAATTGAAGTAGTTTGATTTATTCTTATGGTATCTGTAGTTTGTACAGGATTTGCAGAATTATCAAGTTTTAAATATAAAAATCTGGTAGTTGCATCCCAATATACAATATTTGCACTGTAATCTGTATTCTGTGCTCCTCCATATGTTATAGATTCTTGAATAGTTTCAATTATATTGCCATTACTTCCGACAGATTCAGAAACGAATGTTGGAAGTGGAGATACATTTGAAACTTGAACAATTTGATCAAATTGTAAATCATATCCAATTATAACATTATTTAAAGTATCAGTTCCGTTAAAACTGTTATATGAGCAGTTTAACAATCTACTACTAAAATTAGTAGTTGGTGCAGAATTAATTACCAGTTTATTAGATTGATCATCTGGCGTTGCTGGTAAATCTGAATTAAATTTTTCAACTGTTAATGTAGAAATTACTGGAGATGATAATGTAAGTGCAGTTGGGTTATACGAAGCAGTAGTTACAGTAACTAGAGATCTACGAGATCTTAAAGACTCTCTAACATCTGCAGATTTAATTAAATCCGCATAGAAAAATCCAAATTCTCCAGTAACATTTTGGAAAACACTTTCAATATCTGATAATTTTGTACCTAATGAATTAGTAACCGAAACTTTGTTTGAACCTAAAATTTGTGTTATTTCTCTTGATGCCACTTCATTCTTTTGGATTATTATATCACCTTCTTCTGTTGGTGGGTCAATATCAATGCTAGAATATTCTCCAGGAGAACCAACGTATATAAATCCATCAAAAGTAGCATCTGCTGCTGGTGGACTTGTAAATTGAATAGAACTACCACTTAATCTATAAGATGATAATGTGTCTGGGTATGGTGCTTGTTTATCTAGATCTGTAACAGAGGGAATTTGATAAACACCATCAATAAACAAAATTAAGTTTGGTGATATATTCTTAGACGACTCTTGTTCACTGTAAACAAAACTGAAGATTTCGCCATTAGTTCTCCTTAAATTGAAATTAGTTCTTCCTCCATTAAATTGAGAAGAAATATCTTCAATTGCAAGTTGCTCACCTACATAGAAACAATTAAAAGGAGTTCCTGCATCTGGAGCTTCTGTAAACACAATTTCAGTGTATGTTGTTGAACCATTTGTAGTTGAGTTTAAAACATAAGAATCTGGTCGTTTCTGCAAAATACCATTAACAATTACAAATACATCTTTATCGGTAGGAATATCAATTAATTGTTGTTTTTCTTTTAATTCAAAGTTAGTTTTTTCTCCATCAAATCCTCTTTGATATGAAATTACTTCTAAAGTTCTCGGAACAATTTTTTGTACTGTTGTGCCATCAATGTAAATTACAGGTGAAGAAGATCTAAAAAGTTCCCTTTGTAGTGTAAATGTAGTTCCTACTACACTTGTAATTTTTGCAATTTCTGTATTATCAATTAAAATATAGTCATTAGTAATAAACCCACTAGCATTGTCTACAACAATTGTATTGTCACTAGACAATACACCAAATTGTTGATTTATATTTGTTATTGTTGATGTTTTTTCCGAACTAAATACTCCACTAAGTAAAACGTCTCCATTTGTATAGTTATTATCTTTGTTTACAATTGAAGCATCTGAAATAGTTTCTTCAATTTCTAGTGTATAATGTAAGAATCCTATAGTAGATGGTATTGCTCCGTCATTTGGAACAACCAGAGTTAAATCTCCACCACTAATATTTTGAATCGTAATTTCATTTGTTGTAAAATTAATATTGCTAACTATTAATTCGTTGTTGTCTATACTGGTTAATCCAATAGCTTGATCGTATTGTACGCTATCACCAACAAAAATACCTTCAATGCTGTTTGTTATTATAGTAAATGTTGAGTTATTTGCCACTAAAGTGCTAGGAATACCATTCAATACAGTAACTCTCGTAAAATCTGTATTTTTATTAGAAATTACAGAAGATACTAGATTATCATCTCTAATAATAAAATCACCAACAGTGAATAAATTTGGAGACTGCTTAACATGAAGTAAATTAATACTAATATCATCAAATTGATAATTTCTAACTGTACCTGTTTGGGCGGAATCTAACCTTCTGTATAAAAGACCTACAAATTGCTTACCTACATCACCACGTTCAGTTTCAACTTTTTTAGGTGGTTCTCTAAAATTAATTTTTCTTACTCCACTAACTTCGGTTGTATATGCCAAGTATGGAGATTGTACAACACCAGCAATATCTAACACATAAGATTCTGGGGATATAGTAATACCTTCTGGAATTATATTTTGACCATCTAGAATTTTATATGTAAACTGAGATGGTATCAATGTTTCCGTTACTGTAGATAAAGAAACTCCATTAGGATCAATTGCAATTATTATACTATCATAATTAAATGATTCACTAAACACAATATTATTACCTGCGCTTAATTCATAATCACTAGTGCTAATTAAAACTCCATCAACAAAAACAAAATAATTTTCTTTTGTAGTAGTATTTGGTAAATTATTTGGAAGAATTAAAGAATTGCCAGAGACGTAAGAACCATTAGTAAATTCATTTTTTATTAATCCAGATATATACCTAACGGAAATGGTAGTTTCTACTGGAAGAGTTTCACTAAATTGTATTTGATTGGTAGTAATTGTAAAGCTGTCATTTAACTGACAAGCACCATCTACAAATACTAACCAATGATCTTCATTTACTGGAGAATATACAGATGGGAAATTTTGACCGGCATTATCTACAATTGAGAAAGTATCAGAACTAGAAGAAGTTACTTCATTGTAAGAATATATTATACTAGCATCATTAAATTTTCTATATGATATATCTTCGTTTGGAAGCAATTCAGTATTTGAAAATATAATAGACTTATCAGAATCTGTAACAAACCAACTAGTTCCTTTAGTTTGAATAATATTGTCTAATAAAATAACCATTTGATCAACATCATATCCTTCAATAAAATTATCAACAAATTCATCTGGATCTTCTTCTGATGGAATTTTTGGATTAATTGGATCTATGACTTTTAATTCAAATGATGTCTTTACTCCATCAAACTGATCGGAAATATCGTTAAATACTGCAACAATTGCAGTTTGTGTAGTGTTAACATCAGTCAATAATTTATTATAAATTTGAACCTCATCATTGTTAGTACCTCTGTTTTTAGTAACAAAATAATTGTACTTTCTATTTAAAGAAACGGTTTCGGTAATATTTGATGAAACATCTACATTTGATATGCTAGTAGTTCTTAATGATACTTTAGTTCCTACTGTAGTTTTTGCAAATAAATTATATCCTGTTGGATGTGCAACTTTTAAATAATTATCCTTCCAAGTAGAGAAAGGTAAATCTATTCCAATTTCATATGCATATTTTTGATACTTATTATTATCTTGTAATTTTAAGAAACTAGATCCCAAGAATGATTTTTGATCTAAGAATTTTTTAGAAGTTTTAGTTTTTGGACCAATAGTAGTGCTTGCAGTAATTCCTTCTGAAGTTTGTACAGTTCCAAATGCTTTTGATTGAACCCCAACTACAGAATCTCCTGGTAAAATTTTGTAATTAGAATTTATCAATCTTAAAACAGATCTACCTTCTTGCCAACCTTTTTGGGGAGACACAAATGCACACTGATCACTATTATTATTAAATACTACTTTTTCATTTGCAATAAAAGAAGATTTTGAAATTTGCGCCGTTGCTGTAGCAACTCTAGATGATGAAATAACTTCATATCTAATGTTTAATATAGTCCCAGATGGGAAATCAATTGTAAGTAATGGATCTTGAGCAATATTTGTTTCTGGATCTAAACAAGAAACAAAATTATTATTATAACCTACAATGTAATTGTTACTTTCTCTTATAAATTCAATACCATTAATTGTAAAATATGCTCTAACTCTTATAGAATCACCTTCTTTAATAAAATTACTAAATGCAAATTTAAAACTAAGAACATTTAGTCCAGAAATTTGTACTAAATCTGCAAAATAATATTTTTCAATTGTTAATGTTGGTGAAGAATTATAAAATTTACCTCCAGATACAAGTATTAAATCTTGTATAATTCCATTTTTAGTAGTAGCTTCAATAATTGCATGGTTCGGATTATTTTTATCACCTAATCCTCCCTCAGTGACAATTACTCTAGGAGAAAATAGATAATCATTTCCTTTATTAACTAAATTTAATCCAGTAATTGTAAAATTATTAGATAACTCTACAATTTCAGGGAATATGATTGTTGGTTTTTCTTTTGGATCTGGACTAAATCCAAACCCAGAAAATACGTTAGATATTTTATTAATTTTACCAATAGTTCTTGAATTTGGAATAACTAATCCGTTTACACCATTTTCTGATTTTATTTCACTAATTCCTGGGGTTATTTCGTAATTAAATCCACCAGAAGTCAATATAACTTTACTAATTCCACCGGATGCCGAAGGGGATGTTGTAGAATATGATATTGTTTGAGAATTGTACGATAATCCAGTTGGTAACGGATCAACTTTGGAATATACTTTAAATTCATTAGTGGTAGAATCGACAATACTAAAAGTACCATTTAATGGTTCTGGTGTAGTATTAATAATATAATCTTTAAAAATAGAATTACTATTTAAATTAGTAATTCTCATAATGTATTCTGTTAAATCTGAATCTTTAGATTTAACAGAATAACTCTCCAGTCTTCCATTTTCAAAAGTTTTATCTACATCTAATCCATAATAATCTTTGCCTATAGTTTTAGTTCCATCACTTAAGACTGAAACTGTGTAAAAAGAAACGTCAATGTTTGCTGTTGTAGAAGCAATAAATTTATAAGTAGAACCTTCATAAAAAGTCCTTGTGATTACATCACCTAAAGAATTTAATTGTGCAAACAAATATTGTAATGAAATGTTTCCGGAATTATCTACATCAATTTGTGATGCATTTACAAATCCAGTATTAATATTACTTTGTGCTTTTATTTCTATTTTATCATTTTGAACTAATAAATTATTCTCAGCATTAAATGATGCTAATATTCTATCTTTTTCAAAGTATTTCACAAATGCTGCTACATCAGTAAGCTTTGTTACTTGAGTTTGTTTTGAAAAAGTTGAACCTACGGAATCAAATGCTTCTCTTTCTACGGTCAATGTATGAGTGTAAGTTGATGCTAAAATATTAGCATCAATAAAAGTTGAGTTTTCATATATAGAACTTGTTCCAATTTGTACTAAAGGATTTGCAATAAATGGTTCACCATTAGTACTATCAAAATTAATATCGGTTACAGTATTTCCACTTACCGTAACTACAGTAGATGGGTTGCCTCCATTAGATTGCAATTGTCCATTTAGATATAAAAATAGAGTTGACAGATTTAATGCATTTCCACCATCTATAATATCCAATCCAACAACAGAAGTACTTTTCTCTACAGAAATATCTAAAATTCTACAGATTTCATCTGATGGACCACCAAGTTGAATATAATCTCCGATATTTAAATCGGAAGAATCGAATACTTGTATTTCATCACTTAGTCTAACAGTAACAGGGTTGACTGCGCTATCATAAGAATTAATTGGTGTTCTTAAATAACCTCTTTTTACTAAAAGTTGTGTTGGACTTACAATTTCTAGAATTTTTAAATATTCAGTTTGGTCTTTTTCTAGTATGTTAAAAATATTATTTTCATCTTGTGTAATTACGTCTACAATTAAGTATTTTCCTACTTGAAATGACGAAGGAATAGTTGAAGTAAAAGTAAGTAAAGTTTCTGTTCTAACACGTTGATTAGAAAATACAGCAGTATCTGTAGCAGAAGAACCTATATTTTCATTTAAAATTGTTACTGGATTAGGTTGTCTTCTAAGAGTTGGACTATAAATTAGAGAGTTTTCTTTTATGCTATCTCCCCTGTTACTTGCCGTACTTTGTAGGCAGTAAATTGTTTTATTTTTTTGATCTACAATAGACGCAGTTCTTTTAAAACCTCTTGCTGTAATAATATCACCAGCACTAAATGGTGCCGTTTCTCCATAATATTCTAAGTAATCATATGTGCTTTTTGAAACTCCACTAATAGTAGACCCTGTTAAAGAACTTACAAACCCATCAGCACCAAATCCATTAGTTCCAGAATTATCAAATACTAAAGTATCTCCAATTTTATAATTACTACCAGGAGAAGATACCGTTACAGAATCAATAGAAGAATCTGCAGAAGTTGGAACTGCATCTACAAAAAATGAACCAGGATCTATAGGTTTTACATAAATGTTTCCATTCGGTGAAATATATCTTCTTAAATTAGAATCTTCTGGTAGTTTATTAGATTGTAGTTTATTAAACGATGAAAATGTTGATCCTGTATAATTAGATCCAATATAATATGGGAATCCTGTTGGATTTTTTGAATTATTCGGAGAAGACAGTATAGTAGCAAAATAAGCATAAACTCCATTTGGATATTCTGGAGTTACGCAAAATCTTCCATTGTTTTTGTCCAATGTAGATCTTCTGCCATTAAATTTGTAATCTTCAGCAAGACTACCTTTTGCATAATTTGATAATCCAATAGAAGTAACATTATTTTCAAATCTAATATCATCAGCATCTGAAGTGTCTATTAATTCATAAGAACTTTGAAGTCTTACTATTTCAGAAACTACTAAAGGATTTTTATATCCAAATGGTCCATAAATTGGAGATCCATCCAGTGCCCATCCAATTATAGGAGAATGTTTCTGATTAATACTTACATTATTATTAAAATTAACTAATGTTCCATCTAATTTTAATTTTCTAGGAACTCCCAGTATAGAATAAAATTTTGGCACAACTCCCTCAAAGTCTCCAAAATTAATTGGAGCAAAATATGAACCATCCGAATTGTTAAGAGTAATTGAACTACCTGGGTAATCTACATTGTTTATAGGAGTCCAAGTATCAATTTCAATGTTTAAAATTTCCCCACCACCAGACTCTTCAATTATAACATCAACATCAAAATTTGAATAATTCAAACCTGGATTGATAACAAAAAAGTCTGTAACTTTTCCATTAGAGTCTATTTCTGAAATTACCTCAGCTCCAGATCCAGATCCAGTATTATCTACTATGGTGACTTTTGGAGGAGAGTTATAAAAATTTCCAGCATTAACTATTCCAACGGAAGATAATTTTCCGTTTACAATAGTAGCAATTGCAGAAGCACCAGATCCTTTTTCTAATTTGTATTGAGGTATTCTATTATATCTCGTACCCCTAGATAAATTCGGGTCATCGCTATTGGTTAAAATTTTATAAATTGGTCCTTCTACTGTAGGAATAACAACTGCGTCAACAATAGAAGGATCTCCAATTGGGTTTCCATTAATATCTAAAATTGGATTTCCATTTTCATCCAGTTGATCAATAGGAGTAACTAAAATTGTAGGTTGGGTTGTATATCCAAATCCAGGATCAGCAACTCTAATTTTTACAAGTTTTCCCTTTACAATAAGAGGAACTAAAATTGCTTCTTTGAATGGAATACTTGGATCATTATTTTGTGGTTTTGGAGCAGTGACTACAACTTTAGTATAATTACTTCCAGAAAATTTAATATCAACTTTAGTCACTTTGCCATTTATAATTAAATCTAATTCTGCAGTCTCTCCAAATACAGTTTGATTTGGTAACGGATTTGGAGGATCTACTTTAATTTTTGGTGGATTATTAACTTTGAAATTCGATCCACCATCAATTACAGTTACATTTTTAATACCACCTCTAATAATAGTCGCATTACTTTTCCAATTAAATAAAGCAGTTCCATCTCTAAGAATTCCTACAGGAAACTGTGCTGTAGTTTTTTCTTGATTTGCTGCAGATAATTGAGTAAAAATTCTTGGAATTTTTATGTAAATATCATCATCACTAAGTTTTATATTTTCAACTTCTTGTGTAGTAAGATTTTCTACATTAGTAAGGTAACTAATTAATTCTCCTTCTGGATATTTAAATGGAGTTTTTGCGAAAGAAGTTATAACTGCATCATCTGTATAAAATAATTTATTAATCCCCGAGACAAATCCTTCATTAATATCTACTGGAGTTGTTTCATTAAAGTTCCAAAAAGTAATTATATTATCTGACTCAGTAGTTACATTTGTAGCAACTCCAAGATCATTTTCCAAATATCCAAAATAATTATTATCTATTTCAAAAGATTGAATAGCTGCATAAACTACAAAATATTTTGATGGATCTGATTTTAAATATGCTAACGTATTTCTATCATAAACGATTTTACCTATAATATCAGCAATATTTGGTGCAACTACACAATCAAAATAATTAGTCCCTTTATCAGAATATTCAATAAAAGAATCTAATATTCTAATAAATCCAGTATTTTCAAATCCATCAGTAGAATCTACATAGAGTCTAGTAACATCATTAATTTGCTTTACTGGTGCAATAATTTTAGTTAAATTTGTAGTGACTAATTTTTCTGCAGGCACTACTTCATATTCATCTACTACAGCAGTTGATGAATAAATGTTTTCTGAAGTTTGAACAGAAAATTCAAGACCTTTTTGAATAATTGTGTTGTTTACAATTAAATTTGGATTAACTCCATCCAAGTTAGCTAATCTTACAACATCTTTGTCTTGGAATGTAGACTCTGATGCTGTATATAAACTTTCTGAGAAATTTCTAAATTGTGTTTTTTTCTGGAATAAGAATTTAAAGTAAAAATCAATCCCGTTTGGAGTTCCTTTTGAATTGTAAAAATCTTTAATCCTTTTTAATATAGAATCAATATTAATGGTGTTTAAATTCTTTTCCAAAATATTTTCTGGAAAATCAACCAAATACTGAGATCTAATCTGTTCTAAGAAATATAAAATATATGTGTAGGATTGATTATAAACTACAGACTTTTCTACATGACTTTGTGCAACTGTAGAAATATTAGGACTAAATCCAGTATCAATGCTTAAATTATTATAAGTATATCCCCTTCTACAACCTTTAAAAA